GAGTACCGACAACACGGGAACAGTGCCAACAGTATCTCAGTTACGTCTTGGGGCAAGAGGGACAGGTTTAGGTCCGTTGAATGGCACCATCCGCCGCCTTACCTACTGGCCTTCCCGCCTTCCCAACAACACCTTGCAGGAGATTACCCGATGACCCATTATCTCCGCTTCCCCGATGAAGCCACCGGCATGGTTGCCCTATATAATGCTGGCCTTTTAGACAGTTACACCAGTGAGGTGATCACTGCTAGCCACAGCCATGCGTTGGATGTGATTGGGGAGATCCCAGAGACGACTGGCTGGCACGTTAATTACATCGGTGAGGTGCCTGATGGTTGGGAGCAGTATGCGGTGTCTCCTGAGCAGCCTGTTAGAGTCTGGCTATGAGCCTTGCCACATCGCTACAGAACGTTGCCAGCAAGATCATGGCAAAGCTGGGCGGTGAGGTCACCATCCGTCGGATTACACCGAGCAGTTATAACGCCACGACTGGTGCGGTAACCGAGACTGCGACCAATATCGATGTCAGGGGCGTACTAGAGGATGTCAATATCCGCGAGGTCAACGAACTGGTTCAAGCCGGCGACAAGCGACTGATTGTGGCAGCAAAAGACCTCAACGGCACAGTGCCGACCACGGTTGACAAAGTGGTGATCAACACCGTGGTGCATCAGATCATCCGCATTCAGACGATCGAGCAGGACAACACCGCGATCACCTACGAGCTTATCCTGAGAGCATGAGCAACCTGCCTATCCGCGACATTGGCAACTACATGGGCGACCAGCTTGAGAAGTTGTTGCGCGTGACGGTGCTGGAGACTGATAGCAGGCTTAAGCAGCAAAGCCCAGTCGATACCGGACGCTTCCGCGTTAGCTGGCAGATTGGCCAGAATGCAGCCGATGGCGTCCCTGCATCCGAAGGCAGCTACGGCGCAGGCATCACGCCGCCCAAAGGCAGCAACTACCAGCCAGGACAGGAAAAGCTAGGCAACTACTACAGCATCCACAACAACCTGCCTTACGCAGAAGCTGTCGCAAACGGGACCAATTTACCTCCGTCTTGGGGCGGTCAGTACAGAACAAAGCAGGGCACGGTCCCCGGGTATCCCGACCTAATTGCCCGTGAGATGCAACGCTTCGTAGACCAAAACTGGGAGCGCATCAGGAGGCAAGGCTGATGGCTGCTGCAAACCTCAACACCATCCGTGCCACCATCGAGGCACGGCTTGCCACTGAGCTGGCGGCATCACCCGCCATCCCTGTGGTGTTTCACAACCAACCCTATGTACCAACACCTAACAGCTCATGGGTACAATGCCTAGTCAGCTTTGGCGCCAACGAATACCTGACCCTAGGTGGCACCACAGGCAGCAGCAACAGCATCATCGGTGTAATCGCCATCAATATCTTCTCACCGCTTGGCGTTGGACCTGGCGCTAACCTAACAATCGGAAAGCGTATTCGAGACCTTTACAATAGGGTGGTGGTATCAGGTGTTCACTTTGATCCACCAATCGGACCCGAGGTAGTGGCCGCGCCAGCACCGGAGGGTTTCTTCCAAACACAGGTCAGACTGACCTTTGAAACCTTCGAGGATCTTTAACCATGGCTTTCTACCGAGGGCAGCAAGGCAGCGTTAAGTTTGACGATGCAGGCGCCACAGCTGCGACTATCACCAGCACTCGTGCATGGTCGTTGACGGTTGAAAAGGAATCGCTCGATACGACTGCTCTGGGCGCAACCTACCGTGCGAATGTTGGTGGCTTGATCAGCGGCAGCGGCACCTGCGAACTGCTTTATACCGCCAGCAGCGCAGACGAGACAAACGCATTCATTGAAATGGTCAATTCGGCCAACGATGAAGGTGCCGCCCTTTTTGAACTGTATCTGGATACCACTGGCACCAAAAAGATCAGCTTTGACGGTGTGATTACCTCGGCTGAATACTCGGCTACCGTGGGTGAAATCGAAGTCATTACCATGAACTTCGTCACCAACGGCGCCATTACCCTGGACATCTGATCATGGCTTTTTATCGCGGGCAACAGGGCACTGTCTTCTTTGACAAAGCTGGCAGCGGCGGTTTGTCCGAGATCGCTGCAGTGCGGTCCTGGAGCATGACCGTTGAGAAGGAGTCACTGGACGTGACCTCCCAGGGCGCCACTTACCGCGCCAACGTGGGCGGCCTGATTAGCGGCTCGGGCACCATCGAGGTGATGTATGACGCGCCTGGCGCTGGTGACAAACTTGATCTGATCAAGGATGTCAATCAGGCTACCGATGAAGCTGATGCAGCCGTTGAGCTGTATCTTGACGAAACTGGTGGCAAGAAGATCACCGGCACCATTGTAGTGACTAGCACCGAGTATTCGGCTACTGTTGGCGAGATCGAAATTGTTACCATCAGTTTCGTGTCTAGCGGTACTCTCACTCTGTCTATCTGATGCCTGCATCACAACGCCCCGTTGATCTGCTCACCGGGGCTTTTGATCTTAACCAGCGCCGTAAATTCAGCATCAAGAACGATGCTGGGGCAGTGGTGCTGGATTTGTACTTTAAGCCGATCACTCGCGCAGACCGTAAGCGTGCAACAATGTTGGCGGGTTCAGACGAGGCGCTTGAGATCAGCACGCAGATGCTTTGTCAAATGGCAGAGCTTGAGGATGGCACCAAGGCTTTTGCTGCTGCTGACGCGGCCAAACTGCAACGCGAACTGCCCGAGCGTGTGTTGAATGAACTCGAACTGTTTTTGTTTGGGATCGGGAATGAGGAAGGTCTAGAGGAAGCAAAAAAAGACTGAGCCAGGATAGCTGGCTCTTTTTTGAGTTCTTCCTGGCAACTGAACTTGGCATGACGGTCAGCCGGTTACGCACTGAGCTGACTGATGCTGAGTTTGTTCATTTTGCGGCCTACTACGAACTGAAGGGCGAACGAGAAAAGGAGGCGATGGACAAGGCAAGGCGTCGATAGAATGACGTTATGGCAGTCTCCAACGTCGAACTAAGGGTTGATTCGCGCCAGGCGGTCAATGCACTGCGCGATGTCAACCGTGCATCGGCTCAGACTGAGTCCAGCATTGGCAAACTGCAAAGCACGATCGGCAAATTAGCCGGATCATTTGCTGCTATTCAAGCTGCCCGGTTTGTATTTGTCAAAACCGCTGAAATTGAAAGTCAGACGCGCAGCCTTCAAGTTTTAACTGGCAGTGTTCAGCAGACAAAGCAGATCATTCAAGAGCTGCAGCAATTAGGTGCTGTCACTCCATTTACAAGCAGTGAGCTGATTGATTCAGCGAAACGCCTGCAGGCTTTTGGTGTTGAAAGCAGCAAGGTTGTTGAAGTTACTAGGCAGTTAGCCGATGCGTCTGGCGCTACTGGCGCTGAACTTCAGGGCCTCGTTACTGCTTACGGGCAGGTTATAGCCAAGGGCAGGCTGCAGGGTGAGGAGCTTCTGCAATTCCAAGAGCGCGGCGTGGGACTGCAGCAAGAGCTGCAAAAAATGTATCGCCTCAGCGGCGAAGAGCTGCAGGATGCTTTAAGCAAAGGGCGCATCAGCGCAGAGGCAGTAGAGATTGCATTCCAGCGCTTGACCAGCACTGGTGGCAAATATGCCAATGGCGCAATCGCACAAAGCGATACATTAAACGGGAGGTTGTCAACCTTACAGGATGGAGTTGAGGCTTTAGCTCGTCGAATTGGGCAAGCATTAACGCCTGCACTTAAGGCAATTTTCAATCAAGCTATTGCTGTTGTTGACGCAATCAATGCTGCATTAGCGGCAGGTCGTGGTGGTGGTTTTACGCGAAGCGTTGCCGGGGCGCGTCAGTTTCTAAATATTGGCGCGACCTCACAGGCTGTCGATAACATTGCCAAGGGCGTTGCTCAAGTTGGTGCACAGAAAAATAAAACTGGAATCCAACAAAACCTACAAGCGCTGCAGCAGTATCAACGTCTTTTGCAAAGTGTTGGACCTAGCGATCCCAACGCGAATCGAGCCGTTCAGTTGCAAGGTGTGATTCTTAATAAAATTCAACAAAACGTAGCAGCTCAAAAACAACTAAATCAGCAAACTGCTAGGTCTAGTGATCTTTTTAAGATTCCTGAATTGCTAGGCGGGACTGGCGGCAAAGGTGGCAAAAAAGGCAAATCAGACGCAGAGCGCGAAGCTGAGCGTGCAGCCAAAGCAGCGGCAGAAGAGCAGAAGCGTGTAGCCGAACTTGTACGCGACCGCATATTTGAGGCTGAAGTCCTCAAGACTAAATCTGAGCTGCAAGACAAAATTACTGCAGCCGAAACAGCAGGCGACGCAATGCTTGTGGCCCGATTAAAGGGCACAGAGCGTGAAATTGAAATTCAATCACGTTATGCAGTAGAACTTGCAAAAGAAACAAATGCACGCGCTCAGCAAGCAATCATTTACAAAGGACAGGTTGAGCTTGTTGCTAATCAGCGGGATGTTCAACGTGAGCTGAATGAACTGCAGCGCAAAGCAAATCAAGATAACTTCAACGCATTGCAGAAACACATTGAGCAGCAATATCAACTGAATATCGGTGTTCAACAACAGCTCACCTTCGCGGAAAGTCTGGCGGGTACTCTTGGCCAAACCATGACTTCTGCTTTTGATGCGTTGATTACAGGCGCCGATAACTGGGGTGAAAGCCTGAAACAGATCGCTTCCGGTGCTTTAGTTGATATTGCCAAACAGTTGGTAAAAATCTTCATCATTGAGCAGGCAATTCAAGGCATCAAAAACTTCCTGACTCCATTCAGTAGCGCAACACCGCTTGGTGCAGGTGGTGGGATGATTGGCAAGTTTGGAACGCTTGGTCCTAACTACGGCATCCCTCAGCGTGCAATGGGTGGCAGCGTTCGTGCCGGTCAGCCCTATCTAGTTGGAGAGCGTGGTCCTGAGCTGTTCATGCCAGGTCGCAGCGGTGGCATCGCACCTACAGGCAGCTTCGGTGGCGGCGCCAACATCGTCGTCAACGTCGATGCAGCAGGCACGAACGTTCAAGGCAACGATCAATCTGGCAGGCAGCTAGGCGCTGTTATTGGTGCTGCAGTGCAGGCAGAATTGATCAAGCAGAAGCGCCCAGGAGGCTTACTCGCATAATGGCTACCTTTCCTGCGATTACACCGGCTTACGGGGCACAGAAGACCAGCAGGCCACGTCTCCGCGTCGCGCAGTTTGGAGATGGTTATGAGCAACGCACGAGCTTTGGTATCAATCAAAATCCAAAAGAATGGTCGTTGACGTGGAACAACATTACGGAAGCGAATGCCGACACGATTGAGGCATTTTTAGACGCACGTGCGGCCAATGGTGAATCCTTTGATTGGACCCCACCAGCGGAGGCTACGTCGTACAAATGGGTTTGCAATGAATGGGATAAGCAGATTAACTACACAGGACGCGCAACGATTACCGCTACCTTCCGCCAGGTGTACGAAGCATGACGGTCCCGCAGTCAATCCAAGAGCAGCTACAGCTACTCAACCCATCAGCAATTATTGAGCTGTTTCAGCTGGAGCTTACTGAGCTGGTCAACGGCATTGATCTGACGCTTTACTACCACGCAGGTAAAAACGAACTGACTAGCGACATTGTTTTTGGCGGAACAACCTATAGCGCCTATCCGATTGAGGTTGATGGGTTTGAGCTGACTTCAAAGGGTACGTTGCCGCGTCCCACGATGCGCGTATCCAACATCGCTGGAACCATCACGTCGATCCTGCTGTTGTACAACGTCCTCAACGCCAAGCTGACGCGGATTCGTACCTGCAAAAAATTCCTTGATGCTGTCAACTTCACTGGCGGCACCAACCCGGCCGCAGATCCAACTGCCAAATTCACCGATGAGGTTTGGTACGTCGACCGCATCAGCAGTGAAAATCCAACGACAGTCGAGCTGGAGCTAACCAGCAAACTGGATCTAATCAATCTTGCCCTGCCTCGCCGTCAGGTTTTAGAGCACTGCCCGTGGAAATATCGCGGCGCTGAGTGCGGCTATACCGGCAGCGTTTACTTTGATATCAACGATAACCCTGTGACCAATTCAGCTCAGGATGTATGCGGCAAGCGGTATAACAGCTGCGCCAAGCGATTTACCAGCGGCAATTTGCCGTTTGGAGGCTTCCCTGGTGCTCGACTTCAGATCTGAGGCGCGCGAGCATGCTATCGCGGTCCACCCCCAAGAATCTTGCGGTCTGCTGGTGCGCGTCCATGCTGGCGAGGTGTACTGCCCATGCCGCAATGTCTGCGGAAACCCCGAAGAGCATTTCATCATCCATCCGCAGGATTACCTTCGTGCCATCATGCGGGGCGAACTTGTCGCCGTGATCCATTCGCACCCTGACGGCACCCCACCCAGCGAGGCGGATCAGCTGGCGTGTAGCACACTAGGCGTACCGTGGCACATCTACCTTGTCCCACAGGACCAATGGTTGACTATCAATCCCTTGTAGGACTGCCGTGGGAATACGGCAAACAGGACTGCTACACGGTGGTACGTCAGTATTTTGCGCTTCAGGGCGTGACGCTGCCGGACTTTGACCGCCCGGACGAACTGGATCTCAGCCCCAGCATTTATCTCCGCGAAGCGGTGGCATTGGGTTTCAAGCAGGTGTCCTTTGTTGAGCGCCGCCCATGTGACGTGCTAATCATGCGGCTTGGGACGTTGCACCCGATGCACGCCGCTGTGCTGGTGGATTACGACCGAATCCTGCATCAGTTCAACGACACCCCAAGTGCTGTTGAGGATCTCCGCAGTTACTATGTAAGGAGCATTGCAGCGGTGTTCCGATATGCAGCGGGTCCGGCTGCTGGGTGAATTAGGCGACCGCTTCGGAGCAGAACACGAGTTCTACAACCTTCGCACGCCAGCAGACGCAATCAAACTGCTGTGCATCAACAACGAAGAATTCCAAACATTTTTAATTGAATCGCACAAAAAAGGTATCGGTTACCAACTTATACAAGCCGACGTAGAACTTGATTACGAAGATCTGACTCTGCCATTTGGGCAGCATGATCTTGTGCTGGTTCCTGTTGTTAGCGGCAGTGGCGGTGTCGGAAAAATTTTAGCTGGTGTAGGTATTGTTATTGCCTCATTGGTAATCCCAGGCTTGGGTTTTGGACTTGCTGGAGCAACTGTTACATCAATCGGTTTGTTCGGTGGCGCCCTGGCTTTGAGTGGTGCGGCGCAACTTCTTTCGCCTCAACCTCAAGTTCCAACGCTCAGCAACAATCGCTTTGGTAGCGGCACTAACGCCAGCACTCGCGGCCCTCAATCCGAAACTCGTGGCGCCGATGGTCAGCAATCCTACGCCTATACCGGCGCTGCAAATACGGTTGGCATGGGCGCTGTTGTTCCTGTCGCTTACGGCAAGGTTTTGGTGGGCAGCCAGCTACTTTCTGCCAATGTTGAAGTTACCGATGAGTCTGACCCACTGAGCACCGCGATCAAAACACCAAGCTTTGACACAATCCGCATTGGCGGTGAACCGGTTGGCTATGGTTACAGCGACGTATCGGGTATTCAAACACGCCGGACCGACCAAGGCGGTTTTGGTGGTGCGGATCAATACAATTTGTACTACAACATTGGGCTGTCAAACGGCGCTCAATCAACATACTTTTTCGACACAAGAGACGGCAAACGCGACCGTTTTGGTGTGTGCTTAGGCATTCCAGCTGGTATCCGTGATCGTGTATCTGGCGCAGGTTCAAGCCTTGTCGACGGTTTTATTACCTATCGCGTTGATGTGTTGAGAGGCAGAAGTCAAGACTTACTTGGCAGTATCCAGGCCACAATTCAAGGCTTGGCATTTGGGCACTACCGTTGGGTGCATCGTTTTGTCCACGCCGATAACCCAAGCGACAATGGCACGATTCGGGTAGAAATCATCGACTTCCGCTGCGAAGGCGACGTGTACCTGCAACTCCAAGGTTTCGGATACGACTTGTAATGGCGCTCAATTCCACCTCTACGATCAAGATCCTGGATCTTCTTTGCGAAGGTCCGATTGATGGCATCGAGGGTGCCGAGGCTGGCGTTTATCTTGATGAAACCCCGATTGTTAGTGCTGGCAACAGAAATTACCCGCAGCAGGATGTTAATTACGAATTCCGGGAAGGCACAGCTAGCCAAAACGCACCAAGCACCGCCCCTGGTGTTACCTCCACTGTCACGGACATCAATACACAAATCGGCACAAACTACAGCGAAGACTTAAACGCAGACAATCTTGTCGTCAACCGAAATTACGGTGGCGGCCAACTGGTAAGACAAATAACCGATACAGACATTGACTCGTTCCGCATTTTGTTTACGATCCCCAAGCTGTTCTCTGTCGCCAAAGAAGGACTGGCGCAAGGGCAACTTTTTAGCGCAACGATTGGCATCATTATCCAAGTTCAGTCACGCGGCAGCAGCTACAACACTGTCTATACGCGCCGTATCACTGGTACCTCAACAACAAACTACCAGTTCACCACACCAACCATCAATCTTGATGGCGTAGGTCCTTGGAATATCAAGGTCATCAAAGAAGATCTTGGCGAAGACGGTTTTGAGGTTAAGTACTTCAATTTTCGCGACAATCCTCAAAACACCTCTATCGCCAATGATCGCGGCAATGAAATTCTTTGGACCAGTCTGATTGAACAACAAAACATCCGCACTGGTTATCCCTATTCCGCTGTTGTCGGTCTTTCTGTCTCCACCCGTCAATTCAACAGCCTTCCAACTCGCGCTTATTTGATTCGTGGCCGCAAGGTCATGGTGCCAAGCAACGCCACTGTTCGCCCTGACGGCAGCTTGCAATTTGATGGCGCGTTTAACGGCAGCCTGCGTGGTCCCGTATGGACAACCTGCCCGGTCTGCTGTTTTTACGACATGCTCACCAACCCGCGTTATGGCGCTGGTGACTTCATTACAGCAGCAAACCTAAGCTGGACAGATCTGTATCCACTGGCGCGTTACGCCAACCAGCTAGTTACCACACCAGACAACACGCAAGAACCGCGTTTTGCTTGCAACGTCCTAATTGGTGACCAAGCAGATGCGTATAACGTCCTGCAGGATCTGGCCAGTGTGTTCCGTGGTTTGTTGTACTGGTCTGCCGATGTTGTGCAGGCTGCTGCAGATCACGGCAATCTGGACGGCACCAACATCTCACCAGCGCACGTGTATACCAACGCCAACGTTATTGATGGCGTATTTGAATATTCCGGTAGCTCGCTAAAATCACGCGCCACCAGCATCCGCGTCCGCTACAACGACCCTGAAAACTTCTACAAGTCAAATTACGTCGTCGTTGAAAACAGTGATCTCATCAGCAAGTACGGCTATCAAATTCGTGAAATCGTTGCTTTTGGCGCTACTTCAAAATGGCAAGCCCAGCGTGTTGGGCAGTGGATTCTCAAGACCGAAGAACTGAAAGGCGACACGGTTACGTTTACCACTGGCTTGGCTGGTGCAGTGGTGCTGCCAGGGCAGGTTTTTGCTGTTGCTGATCGCCTTCGTCAAGGCACTCGTGTTGCCGGTCGCATCAGCAGCGCCACCACAACTGCAATCACCTGCGATCAAACGATAACGCTGCCTTCTGGTAGCAGCCATGAGATTACCTGCATCCTGCCAAACGGAAGCGTTGAAACCCGCAGCATCACTTCAGTTGCTGGCGCTGTCGTCAATGTTGGCACTGCATTTACAACTGCTCCGCAGGCGCAGGCGATTTATAGCATCAGCAGCTCGGCGCTGAAAGAACAGAAGTTCCGTTGCATCAGTGTTGCGGATAACGGTGACGCGCAATTCAGCATCACGGGCGTTGTTCACAATGACAGCATTTATAACGCTGTTGACACTGGAACGAATCTAACATTTAACGACGTTACCAGTTACGACACTAATCCCGATCCTGTCACCAACCTGACGCTCACAAACACGCAGATTGTCGTCAATAACAACAAGGCAAACCGCCTACAAGCCGCATGGTCGCGTGCCACTGATGGACAGACATTTAGTTTTGAAATTCGCTACAAAATTGGTCAAGGTAATTACATTACAGGCGAGTTAACAGAGCCTTCGTTTTTTATTGATTATCTGCCGCCTAGCACTGCAGTCACTTTTGAAGTGCGCGCCATTGGGCAGTTGCCGCTTAAGCGCAAGTCAATCTGGTCTACCGCCACGATCACAACCCCGGCAGATGGCACCAGCATCTATGACCCAACGCTGCCGCCTGATCCGCAAAACGTCACCATCGAGGCTTTCGGTAACGACCAAGTTCTGCTGCGCTGGAACAAGCCGATTGCTGCCAACAGCTTTGAACTGATCGCTGTTATTCGCCACAGCAGCAAAACAGATGGTACTGGTGAATGGTCTGGCTCCACGCTGGTATCGCAATCAATTACCGCCAATACTGCGCAGGCAATTCTGCCGCTAATTGAAGGTGAATATCTCATCAAGTTTGAAGATCGCAGTGGACGTCGCAGTAACAATGCTGTCAGCGCAACGATTGATCTTCCTAATCCCATTCCACGTTTCAATATCACAACTGTTCGGGAAGACACCACAACACCACCATTTCAGGGTCAAGTCGATGGCGCCTTTTACAGCGATGAATATGACGGCTTGGTGCTAGATGGCGATGCCACGATTGATGGTGTGCCAGACATTGACGCCCTTACTTCGTTTGATTTTTACGGCACTCGTGGAACTGCCGGACGCTATTACTTCCGCAACATTCTTGATATTGGCGGCAATTACAGCGTCGTCTTCAATCGCATCCTGACCACAACTGGTCTATATTCTGCAGATACGATTGATGACCGCACAAATGAGATTGACCGCTGGAGTGATTTTGACGGTCTGATTCCTGACGACACCAGCGCGGATATTTACTTCCGTACCAGTGCCGCAGCCACCGTAGACGAGTTCCTGTTGCTGGAAGACGGCGACAAATTACTGCTGGAAGACGGCGACGACTTTGAGCTGGAATCCGATATTGACTTTGGCGACTGGATCCCGCTAAGGGCAGGACGTTACACCGGACGCCAATTCCAGTTCAAGTGCGAACTGACCACCAGCGCTGACGACCAGACGCCTCTTGTGACCGAGCTGGGCTATGTCATGCAACTGGAAAGCCGCACTGAGCGCAGCGCCACGCTGACAACCACCGCCGCCTCCTATGCCGTCACCTACGCCAAGCCGTTTTACGAAACGCCAGCACTTGGTGTTACAGCTTTCAATCTTGGCACTGGGGACTATTATGAGATCACTTCGCCTTCCCGTACGGGCTTCACGGTGACGTTCAAGAACTCCGGTGGCACAGCAGTCAGCAGGCAGTTCCAATACGTTGCCTCTGGCTACGGCACTGAAGAGATCTGACAATGGCACAAGCAGACGGCATCGTCAGTAACGGTTCAGGCGCTGCGGTACGCGCCGACATCAACAACCAGCTTGCTGCGGTCTTCACCAACCACAGTGGCACAACCGAACCAGCGACGACCTACGCCTATCAGTTCTGGGCTGATACCACCAACAACCTGCTCAAGATCCGCAATAGCACCAACAGCGGCTGGGTCACGCTGCGGCAGCTGGACGGCGAGTTTGACACGCTGCCGGTCGAAAATGGCACGAATAGCGCTCCGTCAATTTATTTCCGCGCTAGCGGCACTGATTCCGGTTTCTACAGCCCTGGCACTGATCAGGTTGCTGTTTCCACTGCCGGTGTTGAGCGCGTCAATTTCAACGCTGCCACTGAAGTTGTTTTTAACGACACTGGCGCAGATGTTGATTTCCGAATTGAAGGCGACACGGAAGAAAACCTGTTTGTTGTTGATGCTGGCACGAATGAAGTAAGGGTCAAAAACCTCAACGGTGGACCGCTGGCTGGTACTAGGAACCGCATCATCAACGGCGACATGCGGATTTCGCAGAGAGGGACAACGTTTGCAACACTGGACCCCGCCT